CTTGCCACAAGTAGGTATTAATGCAGGGCAAAATTACCAAGATGCGGCAATGCAACGTTTAGCACCTCAAATTAGTCAACAACGTGAATTGTTAAATAATCAATTGGCTAATCAGGGTATTCCCGTAGGTTCACAAGCTTGGCAAACAGCCCAAATGAATCAAGGTCAAAAAGAAAATGATCTTTTAGCCGCTAATACAACTCAAGGATTTAATACTGGTTTACAAGCAAATCAACAAGCTTACAACCAAGCATTGACTAACTACAATATGCCACTTAATACTTTAAGTGCATTGCGTACTGGCTCACAAGTTCAAAATCCAACATTCGTTAATAGCGCAAACCAAGCGACTACCGCAGGCCCTGACTTACTGGGCGCGGCATCACAACAATATAACGCTTCTATGGGTGGATTTAATGCGGCTAATGCGGCACAAGCTAACCTTAATAGCGGTTTGATGGGTCTTGGCGGTGCTGGAATTATTGCTATGTCAGACATTCGCACAAAAGAAAACTTTGAACCAATTGGTATTGCCGCTAATGGTTTGACCGTGTACAAGTTTGAATACAAACCCGAGTTTAAAGACCACAATTTAGCTGGTCACGGAGCGCATTACGGTTACATGGCTCAAGAAGTAGAGCAAGTCTATCCTTATGCAGTTAAAACCCTAGATGACGGCTATAAAGTCGTAGATTACGGATTGCTATGAACCCATACATCAACCCTGCTATGCAATCACAAGATTTAGGTGGCTTGAATCCTGTTTATCAAAACATGGCGGCACAACAACAATTTGAAAACCAAGCGGCTATGCAAGGGCAACAATTAGCCCAGCAAGCAGGACAAACTGCCCAACAATCTAATCCTATGGCGTTAGCGGCCGCTCTGCGTAAACCAACCGATCCTAATGCTCCACAAGGGGCATCAATGGGTGACAAAATGGCTAATTATTTTGGTACACAGCAAACTCCACAGAATCAACAACAGATTCAACAGCTAGGTAGTAATACTTGGAATCCAATGAGCGATTACAACACAGGTGCTAATGGCTGGGGCAGTTACGGAGAATAAATATGGCTGATAATCAAATCAATTTAACTGGCAATCTTCCAATGGAAGATCAAATTGCACAACAACAAATTAATCGCCAACAACAAATGGCTCAATTGTTGATGCAACAAGGTCAACAACAGCCACAAGGTCAAATGATTAGCGGCCATTATGTTGCGCCTAACTTTTTTCAATACCTTACCCCATTAGCAAATACTTATTTGGGCAAAAGAAGTATGGAACAGGGCGATACAGAGCTTGCTAAATTGGCTCAAAAGATTCGTGAAGGCAAAGAATCAGAAAAACAAGCCGCAATTGGAATGATTAAGAATGGTGATGTAACAGGTGCTTTAGCATTGCCCAATACTTATGGTGGTGTAACTCCATTTAATGAAACTTTAATTAAACGAGCATTGCCTGAATTGCCAGCTTCTGCACAAGAATTGGAATACGCCAAAAGCCATCCTGAATTATTGCCATTTATTATGGAAAAAGCACGGGCGGCATCTACAAAAATTAATTTGCCACCTACAGAAAATGCTTATAACCAAGCATTTGGTAAAGGTGTTGCGGAACAGGATTTGGCTCTTAAGAATATTGCTGAAGGTGCTAAAACTACTGTTGGAAATATTGCAAGACAAAAACAAATTCTTGATAACGGCAAGTTCTTTAGTGGAAAAGCCGCTAATTTACAAAACGAATTAGCTAATTATGGAACTGCGCTTGGCATTACAGGAAAAGATGCTCAAGAAAAAGCCGCCAATACTCAAAGTTTAATTGGTGGTGCGGCTAATATCACTATTGATAATATTAAAGGTTCAGGTCTTGGAGCAGGTCAAGGATTTACTGACAAAGATTTGCAATTCTTACAAGATGCCAAATCATTTAAAGTCAATTGGAATAAAGAAAATATCGCTAGAGTACTTGATTTGCAAGAAAGAGCGGCTATCGAGGGTGCTAAAAAATGGAATGGCCGTCAAGGTCAAATTCAGAAGTCTGCTACTGGCCCTATTAATGTTGGCCCTGTTGATGTACCTTCACCTTATGCTGGACAAGTTAAATTAATTAGCGTTGAAAGCAAATAATGGCTGAAACCGTTATCGCAAAAGTTCAGCTTCCTGACGGGAATATCGGTACATTTGAAGTGCCTAAAGGAATGTCACATTCTGACATTGAGGAACAAGCTTTAAGTGCTTATATGGCACAAGGGCGTACACAAAGTCTTTTAGCACCTGAAACAACAGAAAAAAGCATCCCTAAAGTATTGGCTCAAAGTGCTGGTAAAGCTGTAGCAAATATTGGTGATGTTATTGCTGGCGCACCTGAAAACTATAAGCGTTTAGGTCAATATGCTTTAGGTAAGTTACAAGGGCAAGACGTTGAAGTACCAAGAGGTGCTACGCCAATTACTAATGCTTTGATTAAGCATGGTATTTTTACACCACAAAACGAACCTAATACCCCAGCTTTGAATGTTGCTGATTTTGCTATTCAAGCCGCACCTGCTGTAGCTAGGGGTGATATTGGCTCTATTCCATCTTTTGCTAAAGCTACTGCTAAAAACCTATTGCCAGCAACAGTCGGTGGTAGCGCAGTCGAATTGGCTAAATCTTCAGGTATCGAGAATCCATTAGCCCAATTTGCTATTGGTGCAGGCACTATGGCGGCTACCCATGCTCCTTTTGCATTGCGTCATACTGCGGCAGATGTAGCAAACCAAGCTACCCGTAACGTTACCCAAGAACAATTAAACCAAGCCAATGCTTTAGTCCAAGAATCCTATAAGTTAGGATCTCCAATTACGGGCGCGGAAGCTTTGGCAAAGGTAACAGGCGCAAGCCCATTAACTGCGGTACAACGTGTAGTAGAAAACTTGCCACAAAGCTCTGAAACAATGGCTACATTTATGGCTAAACGCCCACAAGCCAATGAACAGATGGTGGCTAACGCATTGCGTAATATCAGCCCTAATCAACCTACTTCCCAAACTCCTGTTGCATTGCAACAAGCTGGTCAACAATTGGTTCGTGGTGCTGAACAAGGCGTTACTGCCAATGTAAACCCTATCTATCAGCAAGGTATGGCTGAAATGCGTAATATCTCGGCAAATAAAGCTTTGCCAGTATTGCCTGCTGAAGTAAAGTCTTTAATGCAAAATTCAGCTATTGACGATGCAATTAAGCACGTTGTAAACGATTCTTATTCAGGCGTTAAGGGTTTATCCCCTAATGATCCTAGAACATTGAACGCGGCAAAGATTTACCTAGACGCTCAATACAAGAACTTTTCTAAATCTATATCTTCAAGTGAAGATAAGACCAAAGCTGGTAATGCGTATGGCGCAAGCCGTGAGCTAGATCAATTTTTATCTGCAAAATCGCCTATTTATGCTCAAGGTAGCAAGAATTACGAAACAGCTTATAAAACCCAAATTGAGCCACTAAAGGCAAGCCCAGTAGGTCAGATTGCTGAAGGTAACGTTGGTCAAGAAGTATTGATGCCAAATAAACCCGTATCTTTATATCCTGCCGATATTAAGCGTACCGTAGAGCTATTGCGTAGAAAAGATCCTACTGCCGTTCCTGATTGGACACGCCAGCAATTAGAAGGAATCTTTAACGAAACTGGTCAGAACTTACAGAATGGCCCTAATCAGTTTGGTGGTGCTAAATTTGCCGCGACAATTCAGGGTAATAAACAACAAAAAGCAAACTTGCAGGCATTAGTCCAAGAATCGGCTGGTATGCAGGCATATCAAGGTTTTGAGCGTGTTTTAAACAATCTTGAAGCGCAAGGCACAAGACAGGGCGCAGGCTCTCAAACATCGTTTAATAACCAATTCCAAAAAGAACTATCTGAAGGTGGCCCACTTGCGGCCGCAAAGTTAATCTTTAAACCATCAGAAGTAGCTACCAAATATGAAGAATATCGTTTGGGTAAAAACGCCAATAAACTAGCGGATATGCTGACAAACCCTGATTCTATTAAGCAATTACAAGATTTGGCTAGAACTAAACCAAATACCGCAAAAGAACGAGCATTAGTTAATAGCATTGTTGGTGGTTATGTAGCCCAAAAACCTGAAATGACAGAGGAATCAAAATGAGTAGAAACGGATCGGGAGTATATTCCCTACCTGCTGGCAATCCAGTAGTTACAGGCACAACAATTAGCACGACTTGGGCTAATAGCACGTTGACAGATATTCAAAACGCCCTTACCCAATCTGTATCGGCAGATGGTCAAACTCCTATTACTGGAGCGTTACAAATGGGTGGCAACGACATACAAAATGCTGGTACAGTTACGGCTGTTACTGGTATATTTGGTGGTTCATTTTAAGGAAAAATCATGGCGCAGACAGGCTATACCCCAATTTCTCTTTACTACAGTTCTACTGCTAGTAATACTCCAACCGCAGGTAATCTAGTTGCTGGCGAACTTGCTATAAACACCGCAGACGGCAAATTATTCTATAAAGATTCTGCTGGCGTAGTGCAAGTAATCGCTGGTAAAGGCGGTTCAGGCGTAGCTGGCGGTTCTAATACCCAAGTCCAATATAACTCTAGCGGTTCATTGGCTGGTTCTGCCAATATGACCTTTAATGGCACTACATTAACTTTAGCTAATGATGCTTCTATATCAGGTCTTACTGTTGGTAAGGGTGGTGGTAGTGTAAGTACAAATACTGCGGTGGGTGCGAGTGCTTTGGCGGCAAATACAACAGGTTCTAGCAACACCGCTATAGGTCAATCCGCACTTCAAAACAACACCACTGGTTTATATAGCACAGCGGTAGGATATCAAGCATCTTATGCAAACTTAACGGCTGGAGATTTAACGGCTGTAGGTTATCAAGCACTTCGTAATGCAACCGCTGGAAGTAATTTAGGTGTTGGTTATCAAGCGGGTGCAAACATTACTACTGGTATTAATAATACTGCCGTTGGTGATTATGGCACTCTTGTAACTAATACAACAGGTTCTAGCAATACTGCAATAGGCACAAACGCACTTCAAGCAAACACCACAGCATCTTACAACACAGCAGTAGGTTATCAGGCTGGGTATAGTAATACTACTGGAATTAGACAAGTTCATATTGGTTATCAAGCTGGATATTTAGCAACTGGTGGCTACAATGTTTTAGTTGGCGGTTTAACAGGTTCAGCTATAACAACAGGAACAGCGAATACATTTATCGGTGATGCTTCAGGTGTTTCTATTACAACTGGTTCTAAAAACACAATTCTTGGTGCTTACACAGGTAACAATGGCGGTCTAGACATCCGTACAGCAAGTAACTACATTGTGTTATCTGATGGTGATGGTAATCCTAGGGGTATTTTTGATGGTAGTGGTAATTTTTATAGCGGAACTACAAGTCAAATTACAACAAACGCTGGCGCAAACTTTGTAGGAACAACCTATAGTGGTGGCACATCAGTTTTTGCCACTTACAATGCCACTACTTCAACAAGTAAATGGACTTTTGGTCCGAATAGTGGTGGAACATTCCTTGTCTATACTGCCGCTGGTGCTGGTGTTAATTTGCCTTATGGAAATACTTCATGGGGAAGCTCATCTGATATTAGATTAAAAAATGTTACTGGTGGATTTACAAACGCATTATCTGATATTGCGCAGTTAGAACCAATTAGATTTACTTGGAAGAATGACAATTCTAATAAGCCTTGTGTTGGTTTATCTGCACAAAGCGTTCAAAAAGTATTGCCAGAGGTAATTGATGAAGAAGCAACTGTTGATGGTGATGAAACAAAATATTTATCTGTTCGTTATACAGAAATTATCCCATTGCTTGTAGCTTCCATCAAAGAACTCAAAGCAGAAGTAGACTCCCTTAAACAACAATTAGGTAAATAAAATGTTGACACCTGAACAAGAAGTCCAACGCAGTTACGATGCCGCAATGGATAGCGTAAATCTATTAAACGCTGGTAAACCTGAAGATATGTCTGATGAAGATTGGCAAGATTGCAAACAACGGAACATTGACCATTTAAAAATTCAGCTTGAAAAAGGTGCAGAGTTTTATGGCGAACATGATTTAACGCCATTTGTTGACGCAGTAAAATAACCACGAAAGGAAATGACATGGAAAACATTAAAAAGAACCAAGTCACGATTGACGATGTA